TAGTTCCAGCCAGGGTCAATACCTTCGGGGACAAGCTCTTCTTCGCCGGTACGCTTGTTGAGCCACTTCACATTTTTGACCGGCGGTGCCTGGGTCTTTAACGGTACCTTCGAGCGAGTCACCTGGCCAGTAGGCTGACCGTTGGTGTCATACACCGGCTCGGTAGCCGTCACGCCGTCCTGCACCATCTGGTCATATTCGTACTTGCTGACCTGGCGAGCGCCGCATTTACACCCCCAGCCGTTAGGCCCCATGTGCGTGAGCCAGAACGGGTGATCGACAGGTAAACAAATGTTGGCCCACTGAAGATGGTCAACGCGGTGTTCTCGGGATGGCCCCAGCGTGTAAAGCAAATATGGCATTGCTCGCTTAGTGCGTTCGATGCGCTGCCACTGGCCCGCGCTTCGAGCGGTGCGCATGTTGGTATTGTAGATGGTACGCAAGCGACCCTCGCTGCCGAGCTGCACGGTGCGAGTCTCGCCAGTCAGTGGGTCATCCATTTCACGCATACCCCACCAACCGCGTTTGACCAGCAGCGGCTCCAGCACCTTCTGGAAGTCGCGGAAGGGCTGACCATCGGCCAAGGCCTGGGTCACTAACGCCTTCACGTCACTGAGCAGGTCGAGCTGGGTCATCTTGGCGATGGTAAAGGCTGCGCCGTGCTCCTCCAGCCAGACGTCACGGTAGTCAAAGCCGGGCTTGAGCGTCTTGGCCTTGAACCAATCCAGCGCCTCTTTGGGGATGATATCGGGGACTTTATCAACCATGATCTGCATCCTCCTTACACACCAGGGTCAATCCCGACACCTTTTTAAACTGCCGTACCAGGCTAAGTGAACTGCAGAAGTAAGGTACCGAATAACAAAATGAATCATGAAGTTGCGGGAAGTATTCCTTTGCTTTCCGCTTGCCCATTTTCTTTTCAACCTCTGCAATCTTTTTAGCGGGGTAGAGTTTGCGCTTTCTCTGGCACCAGAATAAGCCGGTCAGTGGATTGAACTGCTCGCTATCTTTCCATCCCCAACCGGGACAGAGTTTATTGTCAAAGTACACAACCAGGTGTGATCGGCTTTCGCTGATGTGCTCGCGAACAATCGAAATCACCGCGCCCTGATAATTAAACTGGACGTGACAAAATACTCTCTGCAAATCATTGGCGATTTTATCCCACTGGGCTTTGCTGATAGTTTCAGACATCACTCGCATCCCCCAAACCCCGAGCCTGGAAACAAAGCTGGGTCAAGCCATTGATAAACTCGCTGGCATCCAGGCTGGCTTGCAACTCCGGCAAGCGCGCCAGAAACTCTTCGTAGCTGCTGACCTCGTTGACCAGTGCCAACACCGGATTGGTGAAGGCGGAACCAACGCGCTGCCAGTCGTCGATCCCTTCGGCAGTAAGCTGGTCAATATCATCCTGCGCAGACTGGCGATTCAGCGCCAGGCGTTCGCGGTTTAGGGCTGGCAGCATGGCGTAACCGCTCTGGTTTCCTGCTGGCTGAAGGATATCGGAACCGGCTTCCGGTTCGTCCAGGCCAAATTTATCGCGCAGTGCCGACGCCTGGATTTTCATACCCCGGTCAATCAGAGGAATCAGCGCATCTACCATGGCCTTCAGGTCTTCCGGCTCATTGATGCGCAGGCAGACTTTAGGGTAGTTCGCCTGGGGGCCGTAGTTCAGCATGATGAACGGACGCACCAGGAACTCATTGAGCGTGTTCTCCAGTTGGCGCGCATCCCACTTGGCAATATCCATACGCACCCGGTCATGCACGTTGGCCTGGCTCTGGCTGCTGCCGTTGTCTGTGGTCATCGTCTGACCCAGTACCGCCTTGCTGGTCTGGGCATCACACCATTCGGCCATGCCTTTGAACAGATCACCACCACCCTGGCGGCTGGCGGTTTCCACCATATCCACCTGCATGGTGGAGGGAATCGCACACCCTGCGTCAGAGGCCAGGGACGCAATGGCATCAATCAAGGTCTGGATATCTTCGGCGCTGGCGTTGTTACCGTATTTGCCGATTGTGATCGGCAAACCAAATTTCTCACCGAACGCCCACCAGTCCCGCACGGTGAAGGATTTCAGCATGTACATCACGGCCACTAGGCGCGCCAAACCGTTGCGCAGCGGCAGGCCGGATTTCAGGCGAGGCTGATGGATAAGGTACTTGTACGCTGACAACGGTTCACCGTTGAAAGGTTCCGCCTCGGTCAGCACATGTACCTGGCGCAAAGTGTCGGCGTCCATCTTGAGGAAGCGCGGGTCCACCCAGGAATAATCACGCGGCATCCACGGCACCGTCGATGTATCCCACAGAATTTCTACCACCCCGATACCTTTACCCAGGCCATCAAGCAGATCAAACAATAGTTCTGGGATTTGCGGCCGCTCGATCATCACCCGAACGGCATCTGCCAACTCAACATCACGCGCATCGTCGCTGGCGGCTTCTACCGTTGGAACGATACCGGCCACGGTGAGTTTGCGGGTGCGCAGCACGCTGGAGTAGTGGAGGTCTCGCTCCTCCATCTCTTCAGCCAGTATGAAATAATCCAGCGCGTTACCGTCAGCCGCATTACGCAGCACGCCCGCCAACCGCTTAGGCGTGACGGTGCTGGCCACACTGATACCGGCATTGGCTCGGCGGGTACCGGTAGCGCGGGCACGGGTCTGTTCTTCCTGAAGCGCTTCCGCTGTTACTGCGACTTTCTCGCCGGTAGCTGGATTGAACAGGTTGCGGATGGTACCGGTCAGCTTATTTAACATTACAGAAGCCCTCGTTGATTCTTCAGCCCACGGGTGATGCGCATTTGGCGGCGTTCTTCTCGCTCACTGGGACGTTCGGGTTTATTGAGGCGGTGAAGTTCGTAGCGGCGGCAGTCCTCTTTGCTGGCAAGAAATGCCAGGAAAATCGCATAGGCGCTGTCACCGTGGCGCTTGTGGCCATCACTGCCGGTATTCTCCCGGTCATCGATACCTGGCACGCCGCGCAAGACGACAATTTGACCCAGGTCGTTAACGACATCCTCGTGCTTTGGCACCACCAGTTCATCATCTTCAAATGCAGCCTTGAATCGTGGCATGTTTTCACGGTAGTGGGAGACGGATGGCATAACGACTTCCACTTCATCGCCGTAGCGTTCGGCGGCTTGCTCAGCCAGGTAGTTACCATTGCCTCGGCCATCCAGCTTGATCCCGTCACGGCGCGGCAACCGGTCACAAATAAAATACAGTGCCTGTTCCTGCTGTTTGTAGGGCATGTTAGCCAGTTCGACCAGGAACGGCACTGTGCGGGTGGTGTCATCGTTAACGGTGATTGGAGCAAATACTGTCAAGTGACCGGATCGTGCAAAGTCCTCCCCGAGCGAGTGGCGCTTATTGGGGAGTTGGTTTAGTACCGGCAACACGGTTTTTTCCAACCATTCCTGCATATCCAGTGCGCGCATACCTTCCGGCAAGGCGTTGAACTCCGCCGAACCGAGAAAGCGCAGAACGGGGCCTGTGCCACGGGCTGCACGTTCACGAATAGAACGGGCCAGGTAGGTGCCGCTGCCGTTCTTTGGTACGCAATAATATTCCTCCAGCGCATCATCTTGCGTTGCAGTATCGCGGAGCAGGTCGGCTTTCCACTGGTCTTCGGCTGCCTGGCTCCACTCCCGCTTTTTCACTTGGCATATACGCTTGTACAGGCCATCGTGGCAGGCATCGTCAAGCGTGATGGTGTGAACGGAGTAACGTTTTTTCCCGGCGCGACTGTCTTGGATTAACTCATTGAAGAGGTTGTCCGTACCGTTATGGGTGCTGATCAGTCGGACTTTTGCACCCCACATGGTAAGCGCCAGTGCCGCCTTGAGAACCTCGGCAAGACGCTCATGGAAAGCCGCTTCGTCGATAGTCACGTTACCTTGCATACCGCGCAAGTTGCTGGGGTTGCTGGATAACGCCTGAACCTTGAACCCACTGGCAAAGTAAATGACAAAGGTCAGAATGTCCTTGTCATCATCAGCAAGAACTTCTTCGCAAACGTCTGCCGCCGCAAGGTCGTAGGCCTTGGCCCACATCGCCGCCGCGTCGATAAACTCACGCGCCATCTCTTTATTGGAACCAACATAGAAGTGGTTGGTGCCACCGGACGATTTTGCTTTGGCTGCGGTAAGTGCACCGTCAGCGGCTTCCGCCCAGGTGATACCGGTACGGCGCGATTTCTCCGCAATTTTTAAGGGTGACTCATCGGCGATCCAACGTCGCTGATAACCAAGGAGGACTTCATTTTCATCGAAGTCCTCCCCACCGGTAATGCTCGCTGTAATGGTGTTTAAACTGGCAGTTAACATCATGCAATCCCCAGTATCTGGCGTTTGATGTCCGCCGCTTTATCTGCGGACAATCCTGCCTGTGAAACTATTTTTTCCGTCGTGGCTGCGATTTCTTCGGCAAATGCCTGGCGAATTTCTTTCTCGCGCTTATGGCTGACCATCTGAGCGGCCTCGATCCGTTGCGCTACAAGAGCAAGCTGGCCCAGCGCCTTCGGCTCCACTGTGCCTTCTTCTTCTGCCAGTGACATTGAGGTTTCAAACGCCAGGGTTTTCACAAACTCCATCAACAACTT